GCTCCGCCCCGCTCGCGCGAGCAGTGAGGGCCTTGGCTGGCTTGCAGGTCTACTCTGCGATCTGGCGTCTCCTTTGGGTGTTCCTGCACTCTCTGGAGTCGCCCTCTCTTTTACTTCCCCGCGCAAATGAAAAAGCCCCGAACTTGTCGGGGCTTTTGTGTTTCTGGCGGGCATAAAAAAACCGGCTTGGGGGCCGGTTTCTTTCGAAATTCGCCGTAGGCGAAATTATCACGATGGGGAAACTATGCCATCAGCCGCACGGGAACGCAATAGGCCCTCAAGCGGCACTCTTCATTTCGTAGATTGCGGCCGCCACCGGACTCAATGCCATCTTGTCCACGTCCTCGCAGCAATCGAACGTCAGCCGCACGAAGCCACCCCAGTCGCGCTCCCAGTTCGCCGAATCCAGCCTGACCCCGTAATGAGCGTTGAGCCAGGCCCTGAAGCCCTCAGGTGACTCCAGCGGATCATCGTTGGCCGACTGCCCGCCCTGGTGCATGTACCGGTACCGGGCCATTACGCCCCTCACCACGTACTCGAGCTTGTCACGCTTGGCGGCGGTCATGCGTGGCGACTTGCTCTGTACCAGGTTGAAGATCACCTCTTCTGCACTCTCGCGGGTGTCGTCGTCCAGGCGCGGGCTGTACATGAAATTGCCGAAGGCACGGACCTGGCTGTGCAGTTTGCCGATCGCCGACTGCACTCGCCCGGCCAGTGCCTGGTGAACTGCATGGCTCGCACTTCGCTGCTTATCGGTGGTTTGCACCATGGCGCCCAACAGGCCCAGTTGTTCGATGAAGGAGCCCTGGCTATCCCAGGCCGTGTAGAGGCAGTCGTGCCATACCTGCCGAGCGCTGTTCAGTTGCATGGGCCGCCCTCCTCGCGCTTGCGTTTGGCAGCAATAGCGGCGCCGCGAACGATGCAGTAAGCCCCCAGAATGGTCATGCCCAGGAGAAGCAGTTGAGCGGTGTCGAATGAAGTCCAATTCATGCTGCAGTCCTCCGGGTAACCTGCTGTTCGCACTTCTTGCAGCGCGTCCAGTTGCCAGCCTCAAACATGGGCGCCTGCCTGGTGCTGTATGCATCAACCCCGCAAAGGGAGCGCCAGGCAAAGGACCAGCCGCCACTGCCGTCCGGAACGGATTGCTCCTGCTCGAAGAAGTGCACCTTCACTGCGAACGGGTAGGCAGGCTTGAGCCAGCCTTTTTTGGCTGTGCTGGCCTGGCCAGTGATCATCACAACCTTATTCATGCTGCAGCCTCCTTGAGCTGTTTGATCTTTGCCCTGCACTCGATCTTGATGGCCTTCAGGTCTTCGATGGTGTACTTGCGGGGCTGATGAGGCCCTTCCAACCAAGCAACCCGGTCGGCGCCGATGCGCTGCACCAACCGGATGCGGTACTCAACCGCGTTGCCGGATAAGTTGCGATTGCACTTCACGCATTGGCGGTGCACGTTGAGCGGCTCAAAGCGCAGCTCAGGGCAGGCACCAACAGAACGGTAGTGGCCGGCGTCCCAACGGCTGCCGGTGAGCAGGTCGTGATCGCTGGGCAGCGAATCACAGCTGATGCACGGCTGGCCGGCATCGCGCAGGCGGATGAACTCGTTAAACAGGGCCTGGGCTTCACGCATATGGTCGCCCCGGGTCTTCAGCTTCTCCTTGCGTACCTTGATCTCGCGCCGCTCGCGCTGGGCAATGGCCTTGCGGGCGACCTTCTGGCCCTCCGGTTGCTTGGCCAGGTCCAGCGCGCACTTCACGCTGCAGGCCTTCTGCGTCGACAGCGATGGTCGGAACTTGCCGCCGCAACCCTTGCAGGTCTTCTGCTTCACTTCCTTGATCGAAGCCCTCATGAGGCCCTCCCCCGGCGCTCGCCGTAGATCGCCATCATCAGGTCCTCTGGATGCGGCAGGAGCAGCTGCAGGCTCTCTGCGCAGTAGGCGTCCAGCAGTTCCAGGTACTGGGTCATCTGCTGCGTGTTGAACTTGCGGGTCTTGGCCCGGCCAACGCGATACCGGGTGCCGTCAGGCAGCTCCACCGGGTGAACCTCGGCTGGCCAGAGCTTGGCAACGAAGATCTCGTGCCATTCCTCGCTGCTGGCCGCCTGGCCGTAGGAGTCGCGGAGATGTTCCTGAATCAGGCCATTCCACATCCAAAGCAGGCGGTTCTGGGCGTCGCTGCGCTTGTTCCGCACCTCGACGATGGTCAAGCGGCGCGGCTTGGCCAGGTCCAGGCCAGTGAGATATCCAATCAGGCGAGCACGGTCTTGCTCAGTGCGGAGCATGAGGTCAGCCATGGGATGCCTCCTTGGCCATGGACTGGAACACGGCCACCTCAGCCACATCTCGGTCATAGTCCCTTCTTGTGACCGGGTGCATTTCTTCGGGCTGCTGACCTCCAAATTTCTGGAGCATCTCGCCCTGGAGAGATACTGCACAATCGGCAAGCCCGTTGCGCAACGCTGCGTTCTCGCCTCTCAGTCGGTCTACTTCATGCGCCAACCGGGTCTTGTCGGCTCGGTAAGACTCCTGAGCTTCATTCGAGAGCTTGAGCTCCGCCAGCAGCTGCAGAGCCACCTGCTCTACCGTGTGCTCACCGAGGAACTCATCCAATGCGTCGGTGTGCAGGTGCAGATCCTGGTCGTCGGCCTTCCAGGCGCCTACCACTGCCCACAGCAGGGGCTGCAGTTTTGATTTGTCGATGTTCATGGTCTGCCTCCTTGCGGCACGCGCTTGATCTTGAGCTGGGCCAGCAGTTGCGCACGCGCGGCTCCGCCCACGGTTGGTATGCCCTGGATTTCCAGCAGGCGCGCCTGGCGGTACTGGGCAACCTCTTCTGCCCGCTCCAGCTCGGTTTTCTGCCCGTCGTGCCCGATGCCGATCGCGATGTCTTCCAGCGGTTTTCCCTGTACCAGCAACCGGATGGTGATGTCGTAGGCCCGGTCGAAGATCCTGCTGGCCTTCTCCGATACTTGGTCAGCGAGGTTGTGCAGCTCGCACTGCAACGCGGCGTGGCGCACTGCTGGATGCGACCAGATGCGGTTACCGGCCCGGCTCGGGTGCGAGTTCTCCAGCGCTTCGCGGAATGCCCGATCGTGAGATGGGATACCTAGCATCTCCGGAGTCGGCTGGCACCACTTGATGAACTTGCCAACGCTTGGGGCGAAGTCACCACCGAACTGGCGGCAGTTCAGAAGGCCATAGCGGATCTGCTCGAGCTGGTTAATTTCTGCTGCGATGAACGCCTTGATCCAGCTACGCTTGGCGGCCTTGAGGGCTTCGTCATCGGGCCAGGCCTGTTTCCACGCCGGGAAGATGGCCTGCAGCTCCTTGAACAGGGCGTTGACCACTTCGGCGGTGCCGGGCGGCAACTGCTTGGCAGTTACCGGGATCACTGGCGGCAGGTTGGTGGCTTTGGCCATGAGCTGGCTGGCACTTTGCGGTGGCTTTGGCTTGTTCATAAAGCCCCCAGGTCGTTAGCCCAGCTGGTGTCGTTGAAGTCAGGGCCATTGACCTGGCGCTTCAGCGGGAACTGGCGAACATTGCTCCCCGCAGCCTCGTCACGCTTCACCCACTTCACCAGCAGGCTCACCCAGGACGCCTGAGTCTCTATGCGGCCAGACGCCGAGTAGTGGCAGACGAACGTGGCGGTGGCTTGATCTGTGAAATGGGCAACAGGGATGCCCATGCGGTGCGCATAAGCCTTCAGCAGCTTCTGGTCAGGTACCCACTCAAGGGTCATTTCGCAGGGTGCCTTTGGGTCGACGGATTTTTCCTGCTCCGCGCGTTGAGTGTTGTGTTGATCTTCTCCTATTCCCTTCCCTTCCCTTCCGGGGTCTACCGGTCGACTACCAGTCGACGACTCTTCGGCGAATTGTCGGCGACCGCTCTCCGACCCGTCGTCGAATTCCGATGGAGGCGCAGGGTATTTGAAGTTCTTTTTCTCGATCTTCTGGTGCTTCCAGCCGCAGACGTGGAGGTAGTTCTTGCCCTCGGCCCAGTAGCTGAGGATGAGGTTGGCCCCCTCCAGCTCACCAAGCAGTTCGCTCACCTCCTCGGCAGTAATGTCGTCGCCAGGAAAGACCAGGGCCTTGATGGTGCGAGGCGCCAGTGGGTGATTACCGCCGTCGTCGCAGAAGTTCCAGATACCGATGAACAGGAGTCTGGCCAGCGGACGGCAGGACATGACCTGCTCGCTCGACCAGAACTCGGGTTTGACAGTGCGGATGCGGGCCATCATTGGGCCTCCAGGTTGTACTGAGCCCACAGGCCGGCCACCCAGGTGACGCCCTTCGGGGTGAACTTGGTTTGGTTGAATGCGTGACCGCCATCGGTGGTACCGGTCTTGATATCGAAGCGCCCGGCGTCGATATGTTGCTGGTAGGCCTGCCACTCCCCGCCCATGCGGTACATGATCTTCTTGTCGAGTAGGAACTCACGGAAGCGGGACTCATTGGCCCGCAGCAGTTT